CCGCAACGAACTAGAAGAAGCAGTACTGACACAGAAAGTCATGCCGTCTATGCGGTGTCTGATGACTGCGGGTGAAGCACTCAAGCGCGAGAACATCGCTGGTTATAACTGTTCATACATTGCAGTTGACAAACCCTCCTCGTTTGATGAGATCCTCTATGTACTGATGAACGGTACTGGTGTTGGGTTCTCGGTAGAACGCCAGCACATCTCACAGATGCCACGTGTAGCAGATGAGTTTCACGATACCGACACCACTATCGTTGTGGGTGACAGCAAACTCGGTTGGGCAAAGGCAATGAAGGAACTTGTGGGTCTGCTGTATGCGGGGCAAGTACCTGCGTGGGACATGAGCAAAGTTCGTGAGGCAGGTGCACCGTTGAAGACCTTTGGTGGTCGTGCGTCTGGTCCTGCGCCATTGGTATCTCTGTTTGAATTCTGTGTTGAGACTTTCAAGGCTGCTGCTGGTCGCCGGTTGACCTCAGTAGAGTGTCACGATATTGTCTGTAAGATCGCAGAGATTGTAGTGGTTGGTGGTGTCCGAAGAAGCGCCCTAATCAGTCTGAGTAACCTCTCAGACGACCGTATGAGACATGCTAAAGCAGGGCAGTGGTGGAACGACTACGGGCACAGAGCACTCGCAAATAACTCTGCTGCATACACCGAGAAACCTGATATTGGTATTTTTATGGACGAGTGGAAAGCACTCTACGATTCCAAGTCGGGGGAACGTGGTATTTTCAATCGTGAGTCTGCTAATATGGCAGCAATCAAGTCTGGTCGAAGGGAGGTGGGTGACCACGAGTTTGGCACCAACCCTTGTTCTGAGATCATTCTTCGCTCTCGTGAATTCTGTAACCTATCAGAGGTTGTGGTTCGTGCGGGTGATAACCGCGAGACGCTACTTGAGAAAGTCCGTCTCGCAACTATTCTAGGAACGTTCCAATCCTCACTGGTGAACTTCAAGTATATCTCGAAGACTTGGAGCAAGAACTGTGAAGAGGAACGTTTGCTTGGTGTGTCTATGACTGGTATCATGGACAACAAGTACACCAATGGTAAGTTGGGTAACCTACCAGATCTGTTGGAAGAACTCAAAGCAGAAGCCGTTAAGGTGAATGCTGAGTTGTCTAAGAAATTAGGAATCAACCAGTCAGTTGCCATCACATGTGTGAAACCCTCTGGTACGGTCTCACAACTCGTGGACGCCGCTTCTGGCATACATGCACGACATAACCCTTACTACATTCGCACAGTGCGTGGTGACAAGAAAGATCCACTGACCAACTTCATGATTGATAAGGGCTTCCCTGTTGAAGACGATGCAATGAATCCCGCAAACACCGTTGTATTTTCATTTCCTGTGAAGGTAGACAAGGGTGCTGTATTCCGCACCGATATGACTGCCATTGAACAGTTAGAAATGTGGTTGATCTATCAGAAACATTGGTGTGAACATAAACCATCTGTTACTATCTCTGTCAAAGAACATGAGTGGATGGAGGTGGGCGCGTGGACATATGCCAACTTTGATTACATGAGTGGTGTATCGTTCTTACCGTTCTCTGAGCATACATATAAGCAAGCACCTTATCAGGACACTGATGAAGCAGGATACAAAGAGTTGTTGAAGATTATGCCAAAGGATATCAACTGGGCAGATCTAGCAGAATACGAAGCAAGCGATACCACAGTAGGCAGTCAAGAGTTGGCTTGCGCGGCTGGTAATTGTGAGATTGTATGAGCGACCCATACTTTTGGAAGTTTCACTGCCCATCATGTGATATTTATATGTCACTGGTGGTTCAGGATTGTGATGAAATGCCTGTGTTCTGCCCTATGTGTGGTGATGATACAAACGAGAATTGGGACGAAGAAGACATATAAGTAGTACCATGACTTGGTACTTTGAAAGCAAACCATATGAACCCACCGAAGAGGAATTAAACTCTTTGGTGGGTTTTGTGTATCTGATAGAGGAGGTTGACACCGGTATGAAATATATCGGCAAGAAAGGCTTCTGGCGTAGTAAGATCTTACCAATCACCAAAACACGGAAGAGACGCAAGAGGACGCTCGTAGAGAGTGATTGGCGTACATACCATGGTAGTAGTGAGACTTTAAAAGAACAGGTTTCTATCTCAGAAAGCATATATAATAGAACGATATTGAGACTTTGTAAGACCAAAGGCGAGATGTCATACTTTGAAGCCAAAGAACAATTTGACAAGGATGTTCTTTTAAGAGATGATTATTATAATGCTTTTATTGGTTGTAAAATTCATTCTAAACATTTAAAATTATAAATATTAACTGAGACAATTAGATCAACTAACTATGAAATCATTTAGACAACACCTTTCCGAAGGTGTCAACGACCCCGCAATCTTCAAAGCAATCTTTCTCGCTGGTGGTCCTGGCAGTGGCAAATCATTCATCGCAGGTAAGACTGGGTTACCAGCACTGGGATATCGCGTTGTCAACTCTGACGATGCATTCGAAGCATCAATGAAGAAAGCAGGTATCGCATTAGACCCCGAAGGTATCTTCTCTGACAAGGGTCAAGAACTCCGTGGTCGCGCAAAGACTCTCACTGGTAAGAAACAAGAACTCTATCTCAAAGGGCGTTTAGGGATTGTCATTGATGGCACAGGTCGTGATCATGCGAAGGTAGCACAACAAGCAAAGATGATGAAGAAGATGGGTTACGATGTTGCAATGATATTCGTAAACACCGATAAAGAAACTGCACTGCAACGCAATCGTGAACGTGAACGCTCATTACCTGACGCAGAGGTGGCAAAGATGTGGGACACTATCCAACAGAACGTTGGTCTGTTGCAAAACATTTTTGGTAAGAAAAACTTTTTAGTAGTCGATAACTCTGACGGCAAGGACTACAAGAAAGAGACGTTACGTGCATATAGAGACGCGGTGAAGTTTACCAATAAACCACCTGAGTCAAAAGATGCTAGAGCGTGGATTGCTAGTCAGAAGAAGGGTCGAGCAGTACAACAGAAACTGCCTATCTAAATAGTGCTTGACAACTTGTCAAGCCGTGTGTATAATGTACTATAGTATCTTAAAGGTGATTATTAATGATTAAAACTAGACAAATGAATGTATATGAAGTATTCGAGGCAATTGAGACTGCCAAGAGTAGGAAAGCTAAAATTAAATTATTGCAAGAGAATGATATCATGCCTGTGCGTGATGTATTGCAAGGCACTTTTGATGATAGGATTACTTGGAAGCTTCCACCAGGTACACCGCCCTACACTCCAGGTAATGATGACGCGCCTCCACCTAGTACACTCTTTAAAGAACATCTTCTTTTTAAATATTTTATAAAAGGTTTACGCGATTGTGAGCAGTTAACACCTATTCGTCGTGAACGTATGTTTATAGATATTCTAGAAAGAATTCATCCCAAAGACGCTGCTATTCTAGTGTCAATGGTCAATAAAACCAAACCAGAATTTGATGGATTAACTAAAAAACTAGTACAGGAGGCACTACCCGATTTAATCCCAGAATGATTATGTGAATACCCAAATCGATAACAAGGAGACTTGCCTATGGTGGTAAACCAAATAGAACGACTTAAAAAAGACTCTAGGGAACTTGGACATTATATTCACAAGTTAAATAAAAAAGGGAAAGAGGAGGCAGCATATAAGATGATTAAGAAACAAGCATTCTTAGACGCTGCCATTAATCAAGTCACGAGGGGGTGATCCTTATCTAATCGGATCCCTCTATTTTGGGGGATCCATTTTAGGATATTATTATGCCGACATACGATATGAAAAACATTAAGACCGGTGAAATGAAAGAGATGTTTATCTCAATTTCAAAGAAAGAAGAACTGCTTGCTAGTGGAGAATGGGAACAAAAGATCCTTTCACCAACTGCTATGGTAACTCACACAGGTAATATCATTAATAAGACATCAGGTGATTGGAAAGATCTGTTGTCAAAAATCAAGGAAGGTTCAGGTGGTAACAGTGGTCTAACTGCTCAACAAAAACGCAAACATGGTTTTATTGATAATTCCATCAAAACATGAGAAAGCAATCGCAACAAATGCCTCCTATGAGGACTGCCATGCCAGACATGAAAATTCGTCTGGATCAATTAGCAACCATTTCGCCTATCACTCCGCATCAAGAGGATGCGTGGCAGGGGTGGCGTGACGGCGATCATCTTGCACTCACTGGTACTGCTGGTACAGGTAAGACATTTCTTGCCATGTATCTTGCACTAGAAGAGGTGATGGACAAGAGCACACCATTTGAGACATTACACATCATTCGGAGTGTTGTACCTACCCGAGAGATGGGTTACTTGCCTGGTACTATTGAAGAGAAACTCAACGCATACACAGGACCATATCGTGCTGCTGCTACTGAGTTATTCAACGATCCGAAAGCATATGACAAATTGGTACATAACAATTATATCACGTTTGAGTCAACCTCATACATAAGAGGTATGACTTACGACAGCGGTATTATTCTCGTAGATGAAATGCAAAACCTAAACTTTCATGAGTTAGATTCTGTTATCACACGAGTGGGTCAAGCGACCAAGATTATATTCTGTGGTGACTATTATCAGAGCGATTTCAAACAAGAGAAAGATAAGAGTGGTGTTAATCAATTTTTAAATATTCTGGACAACATGAAGAGTTTTACTCACGTTGAGTTTGGATGGGAAGATATTGTCCGAAGTGATTTTGTTCGTGATTATATTATGACCAAAGAATGGTTAGGTATCAAGTAATGTCTTATTCAGATCAGGTAATGGATCATTATAACAACCCACGCAACGTTGGTAAGTTAGACAAAGAATCCGAGACAGTTGGTACAGGTATGGTAGGCGCACCTGCATGTGGTGATGTCATGGTATTACAAATTGAGGTGAATGATGATGGAATTATCGAAGATGCTAAATTTAAAACCTACGGATGCGGAAGTGCTATCGCGTCTTCCTCATTGCTTACCGAATGGGTTAAAGGTCGCACTCTTGATGAAGCTGGAAGTATTAAAAATACCGAAATCGCCGAGTCGCTCGCCCTCCCACCAGTCAAAATCCACTGTAGTGTCCTTGCAGAAGATGCGATCAAAGCTGCGATAAACAATTACCGCAATAAACACCCCGTATAAATATCAAAAACAACAAAGGAGATCTAAAATGGATCTAGTAGTAGAGTTAGTAACAACCTTCTGGCAGTGGGCAATCCTTGCTGTGCTAGTATTGGTTGGTTTTGTAGTCAGTCACTTTGATGGACAAGGCGAACTACGTGTAGAGTTTACTTACAAGAATATGCCTAAGATGTCACCGTTGCCTATCGCAACCAAAGACAAAGGATTCTTCAAAGGAGTCTGGATGTGGTTGATGGGTACACGACATTGGGAAATCGTAGAAGACTGGCACTATCAGTTAGGTGACAATAAGTTTGTTGTCCCAGCTGGATTTCAGTTTGATGGTGCATCAGTGCCTAAGTTTCTCGCAACGTTCTTATCACCCGTGGGTGTGTTGTTGATGGGTGGATTAGTACACGACTATGCCTACAAGTATGCCGGATTGAAAACAGCAGGAACCAAGAAAGAACAGAAGTTGGAATGGAACTTAGATCAAAAGATGTCAGACGAATTGTTTCGTGACATCTGTATTGAAGTCAACGGTTTCAAAGTACTAAACTATCTCGCATACTATTCACTGCGTCTTGCTGGATTTATGGCCTGGAATGGCCATCGTGACCGCGATCAATTTGATCTCAAAGGTAAGAGGATTGTACCATGATTGAAGTAGCAAAAGTATATGTTTCAAAGGTTATGTCAGAACGGACTTCTTTTGACGGTTTGACATTAATTGCCATCTGTGGTAGTATTATACTCTTCGGTGGGATTGCAAAGTTAGCAGCATATGCAGGTTTAGCGTATGGATTGTGGACGATGTTTAAGACTGAGAAGTAATATGACTAAGCGACTATCTGATTATCGTGGAATAGGTATCAAACAAACTGATGATATTTTAATTTCGTTTCCAAAACTTATTGATCAAAATAATTTTGAGCGTGTATTGGAAATAGGTATGTTTAGAGGAGCTTTCTCCTTGTTTATAACAGACCAAATGTCATCTGATGTTGATTACTTAGGTTACGAAATTGATCCCAAGGTTGTTAATCCTAAAGCACAACATTTAAATCATAAAACCGTTGACGTGTTTACTGATTTGGATTTCATATCAGACTATATAACACAACCAGGTCAGACCTTGGTGTTGTGTGATGGTGGTAACAAACTTAAAGAAATGGAACATTTGGCACCTTTAATAAAATCTAATGACATAATTATGTGCCATGATTATGTGAATGATACAAAGGATAATTATAAAGAGTATTATAAATCCACGGGATTGCCGTACTGGGAAACTAGTAAAACCATGTTGCAACCATTGATTGATGCTAACAATTTGGTAGAGTACAAAGAAGTAGATTTTGGACAGTCGTGTTGGTCATGTCTTATTAAAGCATAGGAAATAAAAATGAACAGAGAAGAAATTTTTGAAACATTAAAAGTAGACGAGGGTGTCAAGTATGAAATATATGCAGACCATCTCGGTTACCACACCTTTGGTGTGGGGCACCTTGTTATCAACGAAGATACCGAATGGGGACAAGAGTTCGGAACACCAGTCTCCGAAGAGAGAGTATGGGAATGCTTCGAAAAAGACCTTGACACCTCAATCAGTGAGTGTCATGTGTTATACGGCAAAGGGGTCTTTGAAGAGTTTCCCGAGACCGTCAAGCAGGTCGTGGTCAACATGATGTTCAACATGGGCAGACCTCGGTTGTCTAAGTTCAAGAAATTCAATGCAGCACTCATTGCTAATGAATGGAAGGAAGCAGCAGTTGAAGGTCGTGACTCACGATGGTACAAGCAAGTGACTAATCGTGCTGAACGTTTGATGGTTAGGTTGGAGAGTATCTAATGGCACAGAGCATCAGCACTAAAAAAGTTGAACACAAACCCAAAGGAACTTCTATTGGTAGAGGGCACTTCAACACGTCCTCTATGAATAAGAGAAAGAAAGCAAATTACAAAAAATACAGAGGACAAGGTAAATAATATCATGGCTAAGTACAGTCGATTTGATCCAAGTAATAAGAAAAACAATCGTTACAAAACAGAACGAGTGAAGAAAGAACTTGCTGTCAAAAGAACCAAGCCCAAGGCGATTGATGATGACTATTGGGAAGATGAAGATCTTGCAGAGTATGATCTTGTGAATGTGGTCAAGAAAATTAAATGAAACGAAATGTCCCAAGTCAATTCCTAAATAAAGGCTTAGCACGACACTAGAGATGAAGTGGGAACTATATCATGATCCTTTGCGAAACCTTCCATTCTACCTAACACCCGATAACTCAGTTGATTGGAAAGGTACGCCAGGTGTTGGTGATATATTATTTGGATTGAACTCGGTGCATATGCTAGCTCATCTAGCAAACAGAGATCAAATTCAAATGAACGTTCATTGGGATCATGATGTAGATCACCTACATCATCCCGAAGACCCTGAAACTATCATAGAACGATGTGATTATCTCCATGGTTTCTACTACAATAAAGATGTTGTGAAGGTCAATCATATTTTCAATGGTTACGATGAAGAACTATGGCGTATCAGACATCGTGGTTTTCAACGCAAGAAAGGTCCATTAGCAGTACTTGATGGTATATCAAATTGGATATATGATCCACACTATTGGCCTTTACCTCATGAAATAGTACAAAACAAGGTAGTATTTTGGCGACCACTATTTAATGCAGAACCACCACCTAAATGGAAGAGGTCGTTCGGTGTTGATGATTGGGAAAGAATACTTGACATTCTACGCAATAGGGGTTATAATTTAGTTGAGTTGACATACAGGACACCTGTACGTGAGGCTTACTATCATATAAGGAATTGTAGGTTTGCTATATACTATGACGGTATGTGGCAGTACCTGTGTAAAAACTTTATGAA